AATCCATTTCGGATATGCGGCGAATTCCGGCTTCTGCTCGCGCGGCACAGGCGGCACGTATTCAGGCACCGTGAAGCCGGGAAGCGCGTCTAGTTCGTCCTGGCTGTTGACGATGCGTTGCGCACCATCAGGGCCAGTTGCCCACGCGGGGAATTTTTCGTATGCCATCAGCTCGTCAGGATGAAAAACCCCCGCCGAAGCGGGGGCCGATTGCTGAATCAACACGATCAGCGAACGATACGGCAGGCGAGTTCCGGATACACGGCCGCCCATCCATAAAGGACGTCAATTCTACAAGGAACCGTGTCGGTACCGATCGCGTACTGACGCGAGATACGCATCGAAATGCCCTTGTGCATGCGACGCGCGCCCCATGCGCCGTACTGCGACACGTCCTCAAGGTCCGCGGTCACGAGCGTGAACGCGTCCTTGTGGTACGCGAGGTTCGCGCTGTACTGCGTCGACGGTGCAACATCCCACGTCACAACTGCAGCGTTCGCCGGGCCAGCCGAAACGGTCTGGTACTGCTGGTTGCTTGCCGCGGTGTTGATCGCCGGGAAGATCGACAGCGTTGCGTTGCCCGAGCCGTCAGCCGTTGCCGGTGCGGTCACGGTGAACTTGCGCAGCACGCCGGTCGACTGGCGGTTCTGCGGGTTCACGGCGTAGACGCCTGCGATCTGGAACGTATCGCCCTTCGCGACGGTTGCGGCAGCACCGAGGCCGGTAACGGTCAGCGTCGAGCCAGTTTGACCAGCGCCGGAAACGGTGCCGTTCGTGCGCGTGCCGGACGTGAACACGTTAATGTTCTGGTCCATGCCGATATCGAAGCCGAGCGACGAAGCCTGGAAGATGCCGGATTCGTACTGAGCGCCGATCGAGCGCGACGGATTGAACAGGCCGGATGCGGCCTTGACCATCGATGCGTTCGTTGCCGGGTCCCACACGACCGTGCGGCTGCCATCACGCGGCGTTGCTTCGTTGTCGAGCACGCTGCCAGCGGAAAGCAGCGTTGCGATATCGTTCGGCGTGGTGCCGACCGTGCCGACGTTGTTCGCGACGTTTGCGGCGAGGCCAAGACCGTCGAAATCGATCTTGTTGGCGATGGTCGCCATTGCCGGCTTGATGTAGCGATCAGCGAACTCGTCGACAACCAGCGTGAGTTCTTGCGAGCTGAACGTGAAATCGACGTGGAACTGAGTCGTCAGGCTGATCGGCAGCGACGATTCGTTCACGTTTTCGATGTTCAGGTTCGGGCCGGTCGTACCGACGAAGCGGTTCGGCTTACGCGCGTTGACGGTCGAACCGATCTTCGCGCCGCTCACGGCGAATTCCTTGCTGTATTCGCGGTTTGCGCGCGACGAGAACGTGAGATTGTTCTCCAAGATCATCAGCGATTCGTCGAGGATCTTGGTCGGGGTAAGAAGCGTATTTGCCATCTAAGTAATCAGCCTTTGTTTCGTTTCTTCCAAGCGATGTATTCCGCGGTCGAGGCGAACTCAGCCGGCTCGACAGGCGCAGACTTCCCGCCGACCGGGGTAATCGGTGCGGGCGCTTTGGAAACAGGTTTCGGGGTAGGTGCGCTCGCGCTGACCTTCGCTTCTAGGCGAGCCAGTTCGAGAGCCATTCGCAACGGGGGAAGGGAAAGCACGCGTTCAGCCGTCTCAGGGTCTTGGCCGAGTGCGTGAAGCACCTTATGACCGTGATCCATCGACGTGATGGCTTGCAGGAAGTCGGGCGATGCGCCGCCGAGCATTTGGAACGTGCGCAGGGACGAATCCCACTCCGCCCCAAAGTCACCTTTGCCCGCGTCGAATACCTTGTTGCAAGCCTCGTCGAATCGCTCTTGCTCGATCAGCCGCTTGGCTTCGGATCGGATCTGTTCGGCCGTCATCGGCTGCCCAGTCGTCTCCTGCTGCGGCTGAAGCTCGCGCAATCGCGCTTCGAGTGCTTCTCGCTGGCGTTTCTCTTCGTGTTTCTCGCGCGTCAGTTGGTCGATGCGTCGTTGAACCCAATCGTTTTTGGGCTTTTGCTGCTCTTGCGACTGCTCGACTACCTCAGCGGTTTGCTCTGCGCCCGGTTCAGAGACGACTTCAGCGGGCTGTTGCGCCTGTTCCAACTCCGTAGGCGTGACGTTTTCTTGCGGCAATGCGTTTTCTTCGATTTGCATGGACGAGTCCAAGAGGATTTAGCCCGGTGATGCCGCACCGGTACGGTTTATTGCTGTTGAGCGGGCAACAAAAAACCGCCCGAAGGCGGTTGCTGTTGTGTGGGGTCTTGCGTTTGCGGTGGACTGCCCTCTGGCGCGCCGGTCTGCATCATCTGCATGACGACTTGCGTAGCGACGTGCGCGACGAGTTCAGGATCAAGCGGCTGACCGAGTGCTTGCAGGCGCTTCGTCTCGGCGTCATAGGCCTTGATGTTCGTATCCTGCTGCTCCTTGCCCTGCTGCGCCTGTTGAAGCTGCTGCGTCAAGTGCTCGATCATCTGGCCCATGTGCTGCATCTTCTGCGTGGCGTCCTGCATTTCAGGCGTCGGGCCTTCGCCCAAGATCGCAGGCGGGATCGTGCGGTGCAGACGCTCGGCAACCTCGTCAGCCATCGGGAAGTCAGCAGCCTTGAACAGCAGGTCGCCGGCAACCTTCATCAGCTCTTGATCCTGGCTCATGATCTGCGTGAGCGCGTTGAATGCTTCCTGCCTGCGCGTCTCGTAGTTCGGGCCAACCTCGACGGTCACGTCATAGCGGCCGATGCCAGGGTTGTAGATCAGTTGCACGTCCTTCAGATGGTCGCGCTGGTCCTGCGGCGGTGCGGGCCGTCCATCAGGCGTCGACACCGGATGCGGCTGATTCGGATCGAACTGAGCAAACGTCTCTGTACCGTCCTCGCCCAAGATCCGCACGACTCGTGCCGTGTCGTAAATCTTCGGGATCAGGTCGATCAGCACGCGGCCGGTATAGCGGATCGAGCGAGCAACGTTATCGATGAAGTGATACGTCGCGCGATCGCCCTGACGCTGCCGAGCCTGAATCGCCACGCCAGCTTGAGCGTTCGATTGCTGCCCGAACTGCTCCTGATACTGGCCGGACGACATCATTAGCTCTTGCTGTGCCGTCTGCATGCCTTGCAGGTACGCAGAAGCGCCAACAGGCGGCTGCGAACGTTCCGGGCGGGGGATCTCTGATCCATCCTCGCGCAGGGCGTTGTAGGGCAGATACGGCAGGTTGTCTTTGTTCGCCTGCGCCCACTCGCCCTCATATCCTTCGAACGCCTCTTTCGGCCCGATGTACGGCGTCTTGGTCTGTAGCGCGATGTACTCGACGTTTGCGCTGCTCATGTAGTTGTACATGCGCTGCGCATCTTTCATGCTGCGCGTGTGGCCCTTGCGCTCGACCTTTCCGTCGATGACGATCTCTTCGCCGATGACGCGCACAATCGGGATATACCGACCGGGCCACGGCTTTTCGTCGATGATCGTGTCGCCGGCGAGCAGATACCAGGTGATCTGCGGCGTGCTGACCGTGCGACGCTGGATTGACGCGTCACCCTCAACCCTCTTCTGCTCATCAGGCGGCAGATCGGACAGCATGACCGCGCCAAGCTCAGGATGAGCAACAAGCGTGTCGCTCTTGCTCGTCTTGCGGAAATACTCGCAGACGCGGATCTTGTCCTTGCCGATCCAATCGCCCTTCGATGAGTCATCGCCGAATTGCACGTCGGCAGCCTTCTCGCCCGGATAGGTCGCCTCGAACTCGGCTTTCGTCATCTGCTCGAACGCGAAGCCATACTTCGCGTCTGAGCCGTCTGCGGATTCGATATCCGGATCAAGATAGACCGTTAGCGGGTTCTTTACTCGACGGAGGAAGATTTCCTGATCAAAAGAACCATCGTGGGCGTATTCCGTGACAACACGCCAGTATCCAATGCCACCTTGTACAGCGAACTCAGTGGCAGTGTCATAGACGATTTCTGCGTGGCTGTTGTACTCGATGTGACGAATGATGCCATCGAGGATTTTCGCGATTTCAATGTCTGCATCGCCGTCCACCGGTAACGTCTTGACGCTAGGCTTGTTCTGCTTCGCATCGTTGATGATCTGTAGATTGTGCTGACGCGTCTTGTTGATCGTCAGACACGGCCGCTGATCGCCTTCGCGTGCGTTGCGGATCTGATCGGGCCATTGCCAGCCGTTGTCGGCGTCGCCATTGGCGAACTTCAGGTCTTCAACGAAGCGCTTGCGAAACTCGCTCTCGGCTTCCTCGCAGCGCGCGAAACGCTCTTTCGCTTCGGCAACGATCTTTGCCTTGGGGTCTTCCTGTTTTTTGCGTGCCATTTATGCGAGCCAGCCGCCAGCACCGACAATCGGGCGACGGACAACAGGTTTAGAGGGTTTAGGAGCCTTGCCGGCGCGCCGTGCGCCCTCACAGGCGTATCGCAGCGCGTCGATGACGTGGTTATCCTTGTCTTCGAGAATCGGCAGGATGGCGCCCGTCAACGGGTCTTCCTTGTACTTGTAGAGCGAGAGTTCATCGATCAGATGCTTGCAGCGCGGATGAACAATGATGTCGAACGACTTCAGGAATTCAACGCCCTCTTCCAGCGACTTCGCGCCCTTGATTGCCGGCCGAATCTTCGGAAAGCCGTTCTTCTGCATGTGGCTGATCGTTTCCGGCCGCGCAGAGTCAGCCGTGATCGGCCACTTCTCAGCGTCGGGAACGCTCATGAACAGTTCCGGCAAGTTCACGATCTCGCAGCCGACTTGATACGCCTCGTAATCGACGTAGAGCAGATGCCCTTGAATGTCACAGCGGATCAGCACCGTAGGGTCGACAGAGAAGCCCCAATCCGCACCAAGGCGGAATATGGTTCCTTCCGGTCGCTCGAACTCTTCGACGCGCCAGTTCTTGAACACGCGCGCTTCGCTGTTCTGCTGGTATTGACCTAACCATACGTGCGCGTACTTGTCAGGATCACGCCGCTTGTCGAACTCCATTTCGTCGCGCAGCTCTTGCGGCAGCCACGGGTTGTCTAGGTAGTTCGCTTCAACGACGATCGCGCCAGGCGGCAACTCCGGGCCGCGAAGCAGCATATCTACGGGGTCGGTCGCCTTGCTTGGGTTCCAGCCAAACCACAATTGCGATCCTGGCTTACGGATGGTCGGGCGAAGCATGGTCAGGCTCTTATCGCTGCCGTTCTGCGCTTCCTCGAACCATGCGCGGTCAAAGCCTTCAAGCGACTTGATCGATTCGGCTGTGTGGTTCTGCATGCCCTCGAAGATCGTCACGCCGCCTAGCTTCGAGAGGATGCGCCGATCCTGCACGTCGAAATATGCGCCCGCATTGAACTGCGCAATCTTTCCTTCGAGCAACTTCTTAACGGAGAACTCAAGCGACTTGAGTGTTTCGCGCAGACACACGAAGTCATACTTGCCGCTTACGTTCTCGTCTAGCCACAAATCACCGAAGAAGTGAGACTTGCCAGAGCCGCGGCCACCATGCGCAGCCTTATAGCGTGCGGGTCGACCATCTGGCGCAGTGTCAGCCAGCAGCGGAAGGAAGACTTCAGGCGTCGGTATCTGTAGGACGGACAATTTTTCGC